AAGCCCATTTTATTGCCTTGTTATGTTATAACATAACATTTATTAATTAAAATTAAGATAAAAACTTAAGTTTATAGATAGTAGAAAGATATAGCTCTATTATACCATCAATTAGGTTTTGTAAAGCACTATCTTCTTTCTTTACTATTAAATACCTGAATTTTTCTATCTCGTCAAGCTGATTTTGCAAAAACTCTACTGGATCAGTTAATTTCTTTGCTGATTGCAATGGAATAGCACCAATTAAACCATGCCGGCCTTGGTATGCTTCTGCAAAACCATCTGCAAGCCCTACAATATCGCTATAGAAAGAACCTAATGCCATGTGAGCTGCAAAGCTTTTGGTGCTTAAATGTGCTCCGTGTGCAAAGTCTCTTGCTAGAAACAGTAATCCTATAAATTCTGATGCTTTCATAATGACCAACCATGCATAATTCTAACTCCAATTCCGCCGTAAAAATTATCAAAAGAAATTAATATATTTAATTTCCACCATCCAATAATAAAATTATCACTATTTATATCATATTTATTTCCATAATATATAAAAACAGGGGGATCTTATAAATAATGTGCGCTTTGTTTTTGGAATAATTCTATCTTTATGGAATGAAAATCCATACGGAATTAATATGCTCATTGTTGCATACCTTCTTGCTCACCTTGCTCTAATTGCGCTGGTTCTTCCTGCTCCATCGTAGCAGATCCAGCCAGCAATTCCTGCATTGCCGCTAAAATCTCTTGCTTGATGTTAGGCGGCTGTTCTGTCTGGAATGATGATAGCATCTGCAAGCGTTGGGTTTCTGCCTGATACGCCTTAATATCAGTCTCATAATGCTTGTTCTGCATTTCTTTGGCTTCGATAGATACATCAGCCTGCTTAAGCATTTCATGGGTTTGATCTAGCTCTTGGCTCATTTGCTGCAATTGCTGCTGCAATGCTACAACTTCTGGTGCCGCTTCGTCGTCGCTTAATAGTTTAGGGTCAAGTGTTTTTCTAAATCGCTCTGCCATTTCATCCGCACCAGGCCAATCCATATTTTTAATAAATAAATCACCAGCAACAGCCCATAATTGTTGATTGCCTTGAAGAAGCTGCGCCATTGCTTCTAAAGACTCTTGGCGTTTGGTCATATAAGAGGGGCCAGTAGTAACGGCTACGTCATAAGTGCCAATGCCTAAGTTATAAATCTTTTTAATGGTCGCGCCGTTTTCGTCCTGAACTTTAACAACTCCTTGTTGCTGTTGTGGATTTACTTCAACATTATCAGTTTCTCCATCAATCCCTATGATACGAGCAACTCTTTGTGTGTCATAAATCTTTGGAATAAGATCAATTAATTGTCTGGTGCAATGTCTAACAGCACGAGCTAAATTATCAACATAATGATAGGTACCCACATCAGACTGGCGTTCCCTTGCAAGAATTGCTTTCCCACTCTTTTCATTGCCCTGCACCCCTAAAGAAGCATCGTATTGACCAGTGGCTGACTTTATATCATCGGCTGCCCCTGCTTTAGCTTGCAATATACCGCTTGATGCTTGTGGTGGCATTGCTCGCTCAGGAAGTGGTAAAGGATTACCCATGCCGTCTGTAGCGTCAGGATTAGTCTCAAGATAAGGCCAATTGTTTATGTTAGCTGTTTTCCATTGCGCCTCATAACCTTCGAACTGACCACCATAGCCAATAAATGGTGCTTTTGGTGCAAGTGCTAACATTTCAGCTTCTTGTGACACCCAGTAGTTATACATACGCTGCGCGTCTTTAGCATTGCGAATCAGGCCAGATAAGTATAATCTTCCTTCTACTTCGTATTCGTTACCAACAACGCGAATAATAGGAATCCATTTCCCAGCCCAGTCTTTCTTATCGAGAATTTCAAACCCGTTTGTTTTTATCCAGCAAATCTTTTTGACATCAACTTTTCGAGTCTTAGATGGTTTTAGGCCATATTGTTTAGCCTGCTTTGCTTCGGGTGAGTCGGATAATGCGGTTGTTCCGTCTGGATATTGATTTAGTGTCTTTTGTTCATGCTCTACATAGAAATACTCAGCGATTCTAACAGTATCTTTACCAATCCATACGGCAAGACTATCGTCACCAATGCCTTGTGCCTCTATTGAGCTTAATGGCTTGAAGTCTGGGTAATTAAGGTCGTATTCTTCTTTTGATATTTCTGTATTGATAATAGCCCATTCAGCATCAGAACCGCATGGGTCTTGCATTAATGGATCCATGGACACACTAAATGCATTGCGAATACGCGCTATACGAATGTCTTGGTCGAAAGAGTTTTCATCTACATAATCGGTTAATATCCTGAAATATCCCTCACCGAAAGTAACTTGAGCGTCACAAGCCGTATCATAAGCAACGTCAGCGTCGCTAATATATTCAATGTGCCGAACAATACCATCAAGAATTTTAGCGACTTCAATATCAGCTTTATCATCGACTGGGATTACTTTTCCGGCTGGTCTGTTTTGGCGTTGATCGTTGGTGACCTGGAGTACATGTTGAGGTAACTTGTTAATGGTAAGGCACGGACGAGCGTTGATGGTTTGTCCTTGTACACTTCCTCTAGTAGCAAGTACATCTGCTGGCCATTGCCAGTTGTTGTCTGGTGATCCTGCCTTAAATTTGAGGTCATTTAGTTCGTCCTCTCTTGAGTCACTATAGGCTGCAATAGCCTGTTGCATGCGTTTCCGCATGAGGGAAAGCGTCTCACGAATTTCCTCATCGTCGCTTTCTTTTTCTTCGCCATATTCAGCCATTAATAACGCTCGAGGTTATATAAGCAATTAAAATAACAGACATTAAAATACAAATCTTACTTCCAATGTTAAATGATTTTTCAAATAATGAATAGTCTTTGTTATTTAATGTACTTTTGATTGAATTATTGCTGCTAAAGAACATTACTTTTTACCTCTCATCAATTCCCCATCCACCCAGTTAAACCTTGCGGCATTCTATAATTATTTACCGTTTCTTTGCGCTTCATTGTACTCGCCTTTCTTATCCCTTCGCAAGCATATCTTAATGCGTCAATCAAATGATTGTTCTTATCTTCAATGATAGGAAGTATTTCATCGGTCAATTTATCGCGTTTGTAGCTATAGCTATTCAATTCATCAATCAAATGTGCGCATCTAGGGTGAACAACCATATCGAATGATTGAAGAAACTGTATCCCTTCTTCTATTGAATCTTTCCCTTTCATGGCTGATTGCATACGAGGATAGCCATTCTTTCGCATATAGCTTATCACTTCTGGCCTTGCGCTATCAGCACGACAAAACCACTTGCGAGATTCTGGGACACGGTCGAACAGATCAGGTAGGTTAACAATCTCACAGCCAACCATATAGGCTTCATAATCAATGTATAATCTATTCCCTTCGGTCGATACACGAACAAGCGTAGAAGGATCTACACTATACCCCCAATCAGCACCTAGGCGATAAATAGTGCCTTCTGGTCGTTCAAAATCTTCAATGACAAAGTTCTTGAATATTCTGGCTTCACTGTTCTTTTGATATTCGCCTAGCCAAACATGACAGTATTTATCATAATCGCGCTTACGGTCATATTCCATTTCATCCCGTAGAACTTCAGGAAACCAAGGATTATCCATGTAGTTGACTTGGCAAACAATAGCATCAGGTGGTGGATTTTCGCAGCGTAGAAAGGCATCTACTGGATCAGTTGCTTTGCCAGGATTCCACGTTACCCAAATCTCACTTCCTGGCTTTCTGAATGTAGGGCGGACTATGTCGAGTGATTTTTGGCTGACGTTCTGCGCTTCCTCTATCCAAAGAACATCGAATGATTCTAAAGACTTGATAGAGTCTGACGTGTGTGACTGAAGGCCAGTGAAGATAATCTCTGAACCGTTTAATCCTTTGATGATGGTATCTTGGACGTCAAATAAATGACCGACTCCAAGCTGTTCGATCTTTATTTCTAATAATTTCTTGACTGAATTTTTGAGTGATTTCTGGATTTCACGAGCGCAACAGATAGCGGTTTTATCTAAAATACATCGTTCGATTGCCATCTCAGCAAAGAAATGAGACTTACCAGAACCACGACCACCATAAGCGCCTTTGTACCGTGAAGGCTGAAGGAAAGGTTTAAATGCTCGTGGGGTTTCAATCAGAATGTTTTGCATCTATTATCTGACGGGTAATTGTTTTGATAGACAAGTCACCACTAATTTTGTTCTCAACTTCACGTGGAATAACCTTAGCGATAAGAGCGAGAAAGGCTTTCGGTTCGTCTAAGGCTTGCTGATAAAGGTATGTTTGTCCGCCTGCATCATCAAGAGCGCCAAGGATCATTTCTCTAAGCTCTTTTGTGACTTTGTTTGGTATACCTGCCCTTGATCCTCCGCCTGTCTTTATTCCCTTAGCCATCGCTTATAATCTCACTGTGAGATAAGGTATAGAACTGATTACGCCAATTATTGTAAGCATGTTTTGCTGTCAATCCTGCGCCTAATATCTTCCCGCAGGTGCAAGCCCAATATCCATCTTGTTTATAAATCCTTGGTTTAATGCTCATTGTGCTCATAAATTACCTCCAATTCCTTCTGGCATCCTTCAATAATATCTAATAAGTTTTGTCTTTTATTCATTTCACCAACACGAAAGCACTTGGCTGTTGTCTCAGCATAACCAACTTCTTTACTAAAAGTCAATAGTATTTTTTTACCACTATCTAATTTTATTTCTAATTCAATATACATAATTTTCTCAAAAAAAAGGCCGCCTTCGATGTTTTACGTCTAAGCGGCCTAAAACGCATCATAACACTGTGAGAGAGTGAAGGTTTGGTTGTATTAAATCATAGTTTAAAAACAATTGCAAGTAGTACACAAACAATCATACCACCTAAGCACCAAATAATTACTTCAGTTTCATTTTTCATGATGCACACACCCAAAATTCTCTCCTACAAAAAAAGATCCTCCTTCATCATAGCTATAAAGCAACATATCACGCACTTTTATGTCATGTTCCTTTTGTTCTTCTTCTGTATCATCATAACTTCCATACCATGACACATTATCTGCAAGTTTGCTATTATGACAAACGCCTTCTTTATCTCTAAAACCGCATGTTTTGCATCTGTTCATAAAACCTCACCATTCAACGAAAATAAATTACTAATATAATCACTCACCTTTTTACTAAACTAACCGTGTACCTATCTTCTCTTAAATCCTTGCCCCATTGACTAGCCATTGCGTCAGCTATTCCTTGATAAGTAATTGATCGCAACTTCCAGCGATCGGCGCTTGGTGGCATCTTATGTATTTTAGCTTCCCTGCCATCAACAATATTTGTATGTTCTAGTTTTGGTAAATTCTTAAGCCACAGGCAAGTTGCCTTTGTTTCTCCGTGCCCAAACATCCAGGGTTGTATAATCTGATCAGGCTTTCTTATTTTGCTGCTAATAACGCTTATCGGGTTTTCAATGCATATTTTTTTTATTGGCGCATTCATCAACATTTGTACAAAATCAAGTGCACGCTTCTGCCTTCCATCTGCTATCTTTTCTTTAAAATATCTTGCTCCGCTTACTGCAAGGTCTGTACATGGAGGGTGAGCTATCATTAAATCCCATGATTGATCTTCAATCAATAATGATACATCACACATAATATGCTTTTGGCTATTATCATCACTTGGTAATAAATCACAGCTCCAGGCGTCATGGCCTAAATCATTAAAAGAGCGTCTTACTCGTCCACTAAATTCACATGCTATAAGCACTTTCATTTCTTAACCTCCTTAACCATATACCCATCTCCTCGTAAGGATTTGATAGCTTCTTTAATATCTTCACAACCTGTGCGTTCTAGGATTGCTTTTTCGCTTGCAAAAGCATGTATTAATTTTCCATCTTTTTTTATTATGTAGTGTTTCATTACAGCTATCTCCAAAAAACCAAAAAACAAATATATGTGTAAATCATCATGTCTAGTGTATTCGTATCATCTCTCTAGTAATGCGTACCAGTTCAGTGAGACTGTCAAGGACGCATGATTTACATTGCTTAGATGTAGTCATAATTCTACATTTAACCAGTCTGTAATCCATTTTTTAAAATATGTTCTTGATTCAACTTCTTTTGATTCTTCTTCGTTTTTAATTGCTGCAAACCAATAATTTTCATTATTTTTATATAATGCAACTTTGTATTTAATTATTTTTGAATTTTTATCTTCCATTACACCAACTCCAAAACATTTTGTTGAAATACATTTCTTGCTTCGCTGTTAGTCAGGTAAGTAGAAGTGAACTGATTCATCTTTCTAACTGCATGTGAAGCGTAAGCCTGAGCTGTATCTATTGGCATTTCAATCAATGCTTGCTCTGCCTTGTCTTTCTTAATGTCGTTTGCTACTGATTGTGCTAAACACATCAAATCGGCTACTGATACATTCATTGATTCCGCTAGTTCTTTTATTTGTTGTTCGTTCATGATTCTCTCCGGTTGTTTGTGTTTCTTAAAAAGTTGGTTCATTGTACCTTGTATAAAACATTTGTCAATAAAAAAATATAATTGTTTTAAATAAACATGCAAAACACCAATTCAAATTCATAAAATACGGGTTAAAAACGGCTTAAAAACGCCTTTTAATGCAACAAAAACAATAACATAACTAAAAAAATAAAAACCCGTAAAAAATTCTCTCTAAACATAGTATGTAAAAAACGCCTATATTTAGATTTATCTAGGAATGCTTACGGTTATACGGTTTTATATATGTATTATTTTTTTTTCTTTATATACATATACTTATAAGCCATTTTTACCGCGATAAACCCGA